GAGAATAGGCGATATGGCACTAACATCACCAGGCGTACAAGTTACGGTAATCGACGAGAGTTTTTATACACCAGCAGAACCTGGTACAGTCCCTCTTATTGTCGTAGCTACAGCCCAAGATAAAACAAACGGAGCTGGTACAAACACAGCTTCAGCAACAACCAAAGCAAATGCTGGCAAAGCATTTAAAGTTACTAGCCAAAGAGATCTTACAGATCTCTTTGGAGTTCCGTTCTTTGAGCAGACAGCGAGTTCAACTCCTATTCATGGCTCAGAGCGCAACGAGTATGGTCTACTAGCAGCCTATAGTTTACTAGGCGTCAGCAACGCAGCATTTATTGTTCGTGCTGATGTGGACCTAGACCAACTTGCAGCATCAGTTGACGCCCCGGGAGCAAATCCAGTCAATGGTAAATGGTGGATTGATACACAGGCCACAACTTGGGGTATCCAAGAGTGGAACAGTGCAGCGGCCTCAACAACAGGCGGCCAGAAATTTACCAACAAAGTACCAATGGTACTAACAGATGCTGATTTTCCAAGCAAGATAGAAACAAATAATATTCCTAAAGAAGCAGTGGGACAGATAGGCGATTATGCAGTTGTATTCCGTACTGTAGAAGGAGACACCAGCTATGGTACTGACGAAGACCTTGCAAGATTCTACTACAAGTCTGCCGGTAACGGTTTAGTTGCAGGTGGCGGCACACAGGTAGACGCAGGCGAGTGGGTGCTACTTGGCTCTAACGCATGGAAGGCCAGCTGGCCAGTGGCTGTTAGTTCGACTTATGCAGGCACACAGTCAGGTACTTTGTTTATTAACAGTACTTCGATTGCCACTGGAAGTGTGACCACAACCGCAGCTAACATTAACACAGCAGCTATCACAGGTGTAACTGCAAAGGCATTGGCCAACAAGTTATACATTTATTCCGATGGTAGATCAGTAGCTGACGGTGCCGCAGGCGACTCTACTGGTGCAGACGGCAGAATAATGCTAGACAACGGCACAGCATCGTGGGCCACTCTTGGTATCACCACAGGTGAATACATCAGTCCTACACTGCAACAAACACCGCATACAGATGTACCTACTTTCAAACGCACTGACAACACAACCACAGTGGAAGGTTCTGCTACAGGTTCGGTATGGATCAAAACCACTGAACCAAACAAAGGTGCTAGATGGAGAGCCAAGCAGTGGAGTTCAGCTACATCATCATGGGTAGCATCAGAAGCTCCGATCTATGCATCTACAAACGCTGCACTTTACTATCTAGATCGCAGTGGCGGTGGTGCTAACATTGGCACAGACACATTGTTTGTACAGAGCAATGCACAAGAAAACAGTGGATTTGACTCAACACCTAACACCGCTGAATTCCGCGTATGGTACAGAAATATATCACCTGGTCAAGGCACCAACATTACCAGCAATATTATTAAATCTGGTACATTTACCGCAGGCTCCACAAGAGTGTTTACACTGGCTGAAAGTATTGTTGGACAGTTGGCCTTAGACGCAGCCAAAACAATCACATTGAGTACTGGCACTAGCAATGCACCAACCGGCGACAACACAGATGCAGATAAATTTGCGGCAGCTATCAATGCAGCTGGATTTACCAACATTGAAGCGTCGGTGGTAGCTGTTACTGCTACACAAAGCAGATTAGTGATCACTCACAACGACGGCGGCGATTTTAGATTAACAGACAGCACAGGTACTCCGCTGTCAACTATGTTTACACCATACAATCTCAAAACCAGAGTAGGTACAGAAAACTTCTATAATATCTCATTGGGCAGTGGCGCAGTGGGTGCAGAAGATCTTGCCGCAGGTGCTGCACAGGATTATCTAGCATCAGGCTACAAGCCATTAGCTGCTGAGAATCCAAGATTTGCAGCTGGTCCAGATGCACCATTGAACGAACCAGCAGATGAACAACTTTGGTACAATCCTAATTTTGCAGATGTGGATGTTATGATTCATAACGGCAACACATGGGTAGGTTACAGACATGCCACAGCACCTTATTATGAAGCTGCCACAGCCACACTAAGAACAGGTTATTTGCCTATCGTAGCGGCCAGCAATCCATATGTGTCTGGAGTAACTGTCACAGGCGATTTATGGATCAGCACAGCAGATCTTGAAAATTATCCAACTATCTATAGATACAACAACAATCTAACAGACATTGGCGATGCTACACTACGTTGGGAATTAGTTGACAAAACAGATCAAACCACTGAAGAAGGTGTATTGTTTGCAGATGCTCGTTGGAATACTGCAGGAACAAGTTCAAGTCAATCAACTATAGAAGACTTAATCACCAACAACTTCTTAGACCCAGATGCTCCGGATCCAGCACTATATCCAAAAGGTATGTTGTTGTGGAACCTAAGACGCAGCGGCGGTAATGTTAAAAAGTATAGAAATAACTACATCGATACAGCCGGAGATAATCCAAGAACCAGCACAGCGACATTGGCAGGTTCGGCTTTTGTCAGCGGTGCAGGATTGGCCATGGATGGGTACTTTACAGATCGGTGGGTTACTGCTTCAGGTAACAATGAAGACGGATCGGGTTCATTCGGTCGCAAGGCACAGCGTAAAGTAGTTACACAGGCCTTGAAGTCAGTGATTGACACTAGCCAAGAGATTCGTGATGAAGAACGCAGAAACTTCAACATCATAGCTTGCCCTGGATATCCAGAAACCATGAGCAACCTAGTTAATCTAAACATTGACAGAGGTATTACAGCGTTTGTGGTAGGCGACACCCCATTGAGATTGCCTGCAGATGCTACTTCGTTGAACAACTGGGGTACTAATGCAGAATTAGTCACAGACAACGGCGATGACGGTATTGTGACCTATGATGAATACTTGGCCACATATTATCCAAATGGATTTACCACTGACCTAAGTGGTTCCAATGCAGTGGTTCCAGCAAGTCACATGATGCTGAAGACTATTGCACTCAGCGACAACGTCAGCTTCCCATGGTTTGCGCCAGCAGGCACACGACGCGGCGGAATTACCAATGCCACAGCAGTGGGATATATTGATGCAGCTACAGGTGAATTCCAAACAGTGGCTCTTAACGAAGGCCAACGTGATACCTTGTACGAACTGAAGATCAATCCAATTCCGTTCTTCAATGGTGTTGGGTTAGTGGCCTATGGTCAAAAGACTCGTGCAAGAAATGCATCAGCATTGGATCGTATCAACGTAGCACGTTTGGTAGTGTATCTACGCAGTCAGTTAAACAAGTTGGCTCGTCCATATTTGTTTGAACCCAACGACAAGATTACCAGAGACGAAATTAAACAAGCGGCAGAAAGCCTATTGTTAGAATTAGTAGGCTTGAGAGCAATCTACGACTTTGCGGTTGTGTGTGATGAAAGCAATAACACTCCGTCTCGTATCGATCGCAACGAACTTTATGTTGATATCGCTATAGAGCCAGTGAAAGCCATTGAGTTCATTTACATTCCATTGCGTATCAAGAACACAGGAGAAATTTAAAAATGGCAATTACATCGCTTAACAACATTGGTATTCCAACAACTAATGCAGCAGGCAGCACTCAGGTGCTGTTGATGCCCAAGTTAAAATACCGCTTCAGAGTTACACTGTTGGGATTTGGAGTTGCCGCAGCAACAGAACTTACCAAACAGGTACAAGATGTTACAAGACCTAAAGTATCGTTTGAAGAAATGACACTAGATGTTTATAACAGCAAGGTTAAACTTGCTGGAAAATATACACTAGAAAACATCACGCTAACATTACGTGATGATGCCAGCGGCCAAGTACAGAAAATGGTAGGACAACAGATCCAGAAGCAGTTCGATTTCATGGAACAGGCATCTGCACGTTCAGGCATTGACTACAAATTTACCACACGCATTGAAGTGCTAGATGGTGGTAATGGTGCGCTAGTACCAAACACCCTAGAAACATTTGAACTCTATGGTTGTTTCCTTCAGAACGCAGACTACGGTGATGCAAATTACTCAACCAATGAGCATATGACTGTGGCATTGACCATTGCCTACGATAACCTGTCACAGTTTGCTGCTGGTTCAACAGCAGTGAGCCCAATAGGTGGTATTGGTGCAGCAGTAGGAAGAACTATCGGTGCAGCTACAACAGGTGCTTCTACCGCACAAGGTTAATCTTAATCTTCAAAAAAGCCCGACTAAAAATCGGGCTTTTTTTGTGGCATAAATATTTGTATGGCAAATAAATTCACAAGATATCTATCAGAGTTTGGCTCCGGCATAGTTGAAGGAGTAACCAAGCCTAAAGGTCAACTGAGCAATTATCGTCACGCTACGAGATTGTTTGTTGATAACAGTCTACGACTATCACCGAAGACTAAATTCTTGTACTATGTTTATTTTGATATAAACAACGCAGTAAGAGGAATGAGTCCGTTCACAGATAAACATGGTAACGAAGCCGGGCTGTTAGTAAAAAGTGCAGAGCTTCCGAAATTTAATTTTGATTCTGTAACTAAGAACCAATACAACCGTAAAAAGATAGTATATAAACAGATAAATTACGAACCAATATCTATTAGTATGCATGACGACAGTAATGCTGTGATCAATGCTATGTGGGCCCTATACTATGGATACTATGTAGGAGACCGCCATAATCCAGATGCTGCTTATAAACCAAATCATCTTAGACCGACCAGTACCAAGAGCGACAGTTTTAGATATGGCCTAGACAATGACAGAACCGAAAGTAATTTTTTTAATTCGGTAACTATTTATACCATGAGTCGTAGGAGATTTGTAGGTTACACACTTATTAACCCTAAAATTAAAAGTTGGAATCACGGCGGCATGGATTATAGTGCATCGGAATTTAATGAAAGTCAAATGACTCTAGAATATGAAACTGTAAAATATTCTACTGGGAATGTGTCAAAAGGCACACCTAAAGGATTTGCTGACTTTCATTATGACACTGTACCAAGTCCTTTGTCAGTTGCAGGCGGTGGTGTTTCGACTCTCACTGGAGAGGGAGGAGTACTAGACGGCCTAGAACAAATTTTTGGAGATATCGGATCAGGCGCTGCCTTTGATACTCCAGGAGGTTTTATAGGCACAGTAGCTAAAGCCATAAACACCTATAAGAACGTCAAAAATCTTAGTAAAGCGCAGTTGGCCAGTGAAGCTATCAACATTCTCAGTAATCCGGGAAATATCACAGCGGCAGCTCAGCGAGTCGGCGGAGTAGTAGGTGCCATCTTTCCAAAAAGCGCCAGCACAGAAACTACCACAAAGGCCACTCAGCGTACTTTAGTAGGACCGGACTAACCTATGGCTACTAATTTACCAGCACAGACCATCGAAGACAGTGCAGCCGCTACCAAATTGTATTTTGAAAACTACGGCGAAACTGCCTTAGAATTTCCAGCCAATGATGTTGCTGCTGCAATAAGTTTTTTCCAACAGGCAGGATTTGACCTAGATGCTGCGTCGACTTCGGCGTCAGTGATACTGAGACAGGCCAAGATCGATAATACTCCAATTTTTGAAATACTAGATACTTTGAAAAATTTTCCAGGAGTTTCGTTGAGTCAGATAGTAGCAGAAATACTCAACAATAATAGAGTTCCGACTTCTATATTAGGGTACCGTACTGATGATGTTAGACCTAATCAAACAAGAAACATAGCTGCCTAATGTCTAAATTCGCCCAGGGACGATTTGAAATGAAAAACCCTGCCAAATATGTGGGAAAGAAAACACCATTGGCTCGTAGTTCGTGGGAGTTTGTGTTCATGCGCATGTTAGATGAGCACCAAGGAGTTGAAAATTGGGCCAGTGAAAGCATACAGATACCTTATAGAGATCCTATGACTGGCAAATACACAATATACGTGCCGGATTTTTTTGTGGTCTACAAAGACAAAACCGGCAAGAAGCATGCAGAGGTCGTAGAGGTTAAACCACAGAGTCAAACTCTAAGAGAATCAGTGGGCAAAAGCAGATACAATCAAGAACAGTATATTAAAAACATGGCCAAATGGGAAGCTGCCACAGCGTGGTGTAAGCAGCAGGGTTTAAGGTTTAGGGTGGTTAATGAAGGTGATATTTTCCATCAAGGCACCAAACGCAGATAAGTATGATATGACTAAAAAATTAGAAGAACTATTTGATTTAGATTCTCAAGCTGAGCCAGCAGCACCTCCGCCTCCCGTACACGAAGAAATCAATAGTCTTGAAGATCAGTATCAAGCAGTGCAAAAGATAGTACAAACCCTGCCACATATACAAGAACTAGAAAATCTTGATGAACAAGAACTAGATAATCTAGCTAAAAAAGCAGAACAGGCCTATGATGATCTCATGGATCTTGGAATGAATGTAGAAGTAAGATATTCAGGTAGGATATTTGAAGTAGCTAGCTCGATGATGGGCAATGCTATCACGGCTAAAAGCAACAAGATAGAAAAGAAACTCAAAGCTGTGGATTTACAGCTGAAAAAACTAAAAATAGATAACGATGCTGGAGTAGATCCCAACAACGTGATAAACGGGCAGGGTTATGTGATTACAGATCGCAACGAACTGCTGAAAAAATTAAGCGGAAAAGCATAAATACACATATGAAAACTTTTAAAGAATATCTCGTCGAAAACAAAAAAATTTACAGCTTCAAGATCAAAGTTGCGGGCGACGTTCCTGAAAAATTTCAAGAAGCACTAAAGTCACGCTTAGACAGCTGCAAGGTCATGACCTTTGAAAAGCTGTCAACTACACCTATACAAAAATTGCCACTGGATTTTCCAGGCAAAGAAAATATGCAGGTTACTATATATGAAGTAATCTGTGAATATCCTATTACACCTCCAGAGATCGAAACACATGTCAAAGCCATGGGCATAGACGAAAGCTGTTTCCGTGTAAGAAACAGTGGTGAACCTACAGAAGCAGATCAAGTGTTGTTAGACAACGAACCCAGCGGTGAAGCTATGTTAGACGAACAAGACATGGACAAGGGCGCAGGAAAAATCAAACACAAAGATTATTTTGGCGATGATTTTAACAAAGGGTTTCTAAAAGATTTAAGCAAAACAGCCAAGCAGAGGACCAAAGATGGATTCGCTGCTGAATACAAAATACCCAAGCAAAAAACAGACAAAGCTGGATCTATGAGCCCAATGTCAAATGCTGGCAAACCAGATCCACGCAAAGGAAATTAACTATGAACTTTCAAGAACTATTGGCCAAGATGCAGGAGTTAGACAGACCTACCACAGAAGCCTGCGGTGACTCACCTATGCCGATGGGCATGCCTATGGGAATGCCGTCAATACCAGAAAAACCAGATACTCCCCCTCCAACTATGAGCATTAACCTTAATGCACAGGGTCTAGACAACATTGAAGAACTGATGAAGCTGGTGAAAAGTGTGAATCCAGATATGGATAAGCCAGAGTCACCTATTAGTTCTATCAGTATCGAACCCATGGACAAACCAATGGGTGGGCTGCCTCCATTAAAGATGCTGCCACCTATGGATTTGGAGCCACACGACGAGCCTGATGCGGATAACATGGGAGGTCCGAGTGATATGGATGCAGACAACATGCCTCCGATGGGCGACCTAGATCGCGATGACGGCGATGATGTAACCAAGGCCATGGGAGATATCGATGGCGATGGCGATCACGACATGGACGATCACGATGCTGAAAAGAAAGAAAAAGATGAAGCATTTGGTAATTCACTGAACGGGTCAGAACCAGAATATGCAGGTATAGATGCTTCTGTACGTGACGGCAACGATTTAAACAAGCCTAAGAAAAGCTTCAGCGGTAAGCCATATCGCGGTGATAATCCTATGGCAGCAGGTGCCTACGAAAGCAAAGAACAACTACGTGCCAGCATCAGAGAAGAACTGCTTCAACGATTGGCAGAAGCTAAAGGAGCGAAATAATGTCAGGATTTAAAATAGCAACAGATTCGTTAAGACCAGAATTTTATCAAGTAGTCTTAACACTAACTGGCGGCGCAGGAACATATCCTACGGCAGACGGCAATGACAACGGTGCTGTATGTCCACAAGATCATAGTGCATTTGCTACCAAGCCAACTACACTAGCAATTGGTCGTCGTGTAGCCAGAGCTCATCAACGTTTCCTGGCCATTGTTGAAAACCTACAAAAGTACGGTGATGCACAGATTCAAGATGCACAGTTTACTAGCAGTGGTGCAACAGTAGCAGATAATCAAGCACTAACAGTGACCTTTACTGTGAGATATGATCGTGCAGGTGCAGCAGGCGCAGGTACAACAGAAGGCGTATTGGGCGGCACAAGGGCAGAAATTGGAACACCCTTTCAGTTTACTGCAACCACAGATGGCACGATTACTGTAGACACAACTGCCAAGGCTCTACGCTATCAAATTGGTCAGGCCATTGGCAGAACCAACCATGTTAAGAGTATGAGAGTGTGGGATGGTGCCCAAGGTGCTGAAATCCAAGAATCATTAACTGTTACATTGCCCGATACACTTGCAGACATTTACAAAGACGTGGCTGTAACATTGGTTGATGCAGCAGAAACCATCGATAGTTAATATAAACTAGTAAACCAAATAGGCTCTCCGGAGCCTATTTTTTTCATTAAATAAACATATGTCAAAATCCTTAGACGGCAATCTAATCAAGAAAGCCCATGCACCGATCCGTTATAATCTAGAAGAAGTCAAACACCTAGAAGCCTGTATGGATCCAGTTGGCGGTCCGCTATACTTTGCCAAAAACTTCATTAAGATACAACACCCCACTAGAGGATCCATACCGTTCGAACCCTATGGATTTCAAGAATTGTTGATTGACGCATATCACACCAACAAAGAATGCATAGCCATGTTGCCGCGCCAGATGGGCAAGACCACCTGCGCAGTGGCATACCTATTGTGGTATACTCAGTTCATGCCAGACGTACAGGTGTTGATCGCTGCACACAAGTACGAAGGCGCTCGAGACATCATGGATCGTTATAGATATGCCTATGAAAATTTACCAGACTTTATCCGTGCTGGTGTGTATTCGTATAACAGAAACACCATCGAATATGACAATGGATCACGGATACAGGCAACTACTACAACTGAAAACACAGGCCGTGGTAAATCTCTTTCATTGATATATTGTGATGAGTTTGCGTTCGTGCAACCACCGGAAAAAGCCAAAGAGTTCTGGACAGCGTTATCGCCAACATTGGCCACAGGTGGTAAAGCTATTATCACATCAACACCTAACAGTGACGAAGATCAATTTGCCATGATTTGGTTAGAGGCCAACAAGCGATTTGACGACTTTGGCAATGAAACCAAATTGGGTGTCAACGGGTTCTTTCCATTCTTTGCACCGTGGCAAGAACATCCAGACCGTGACGAGGAGTGGGCTAGATTAGAACGTGCCAAGATCGGCGAAGAACGATTCCGCAGAGAGTTTGAATGTGAATTCTTGATCTATGATGAAACTCTAATCAACTCTGTGAAGTTGGTTGAACTGGCTGGCATGGACCCTATGATGAACATGGGGCAGACACGGTGGTACAAAGAAATTAACCCCAGAGCCACATATCTAATAGCTCTAGATCCCAGCTTGGGCACTGGCGGCGACTACGGCGCCATACAGGTCTATGAAATGCCTGAAATGGTGCAGGTAGCAGAATGGCATCACAACACCACTCCTGTGCAGCAACAGGTCAGGGTCTTGAGAGAAATACTAAAATACATACATGAAAGAGGCGAAGAACAAGGCGGCGCACCTATTATGTATTACAGTGTTGAAAACAATACAATAGGCGAATCTGCCCTGATAGTGATCAACGACATAGGTGAAGAAAACTTTCATGGACTTTTCCTTTCAGAACCCATACGCAAAGGTCATATACGCAAGTTCCGTAAAGGATTTAACACCACACATAGAAGTAAGATAACTGCTTGCAGTCAGCTAAAAAATATGGTTGAAAACCACAAAATGACCATCCACAGCAAGCCGTTGATATCTGAACTAAAAACATACGTAGCATCAGGCCTAGGGTTTAAAGCCAAGAGCGGAGAACACGATGATTTGGTTAGTTCAACACTGCTGATCATGCGTATGGCAGATGTGCTAGCAGATTGGGATCCGCAGATCTACGACAAAATGACAGAAAAAATCACCGATGAATCCATGCCTATGCCGATCTTTGTCAGCATGGGTCTTTGATAAATATACTTATGGACGCAACAAATAATATAGCCACCGATTTATTCTACAAGGTACGCAGCCGCTTCGCTGGGCTGAAACTAGGAGCTGAAACCGGTGAGATCACCATTAATCCGGAACAGGCAAGATTCTTTGATTTTGACTACACAGAAGGGCAAACGCCTATAGGACACGTCAGCATCAGCCTTGCAGAACCCAATAGCATAAAAGTGTATTTTTCTAATGGCATCACCGAAGGTATGGATGATGGACAGAAAACAAATTGGTATGGTTTTTTAAAAGAATTGCGTCAATTTGCCAAACGCAGATTATTGAGTTTTGACACTAGAGACATTGCCAAAGACAATCTTGACAAGCGAGATTATCAATTCCTAAGTCAAAACGCACAACCTAAACCACAGACAAATATGGTACAAAAACCAGTTGGAGAAAGCAGAATGAGTGAAAACATGATGAGCGAAAGCTCAATGTACGGTAGCAAAACAGTGAGCTATCAAAAATTAATGGACACACGTCTAATTATTAAACACAGCCAAGCAGTGATGGATGATACACAGCCAGGTGCTAGAACTAGAAACATCTCTGGACTGTTTGTGGAAAACCAAGACGGCGAACGTTTTAAATATCCGTTTATTCATCTTGCTGGCGCTAGAGCCATGCAGCGTCACGTGGCCAACGGCGGTCTACCATACGATGAGTTAGGTGCAAGCATTACTAAAATGAGTGAAGAAATTGCTCAACTCAAGAGTTTCGGCAACTACGTAGTACGTAATGACCTAATGAATTCAGATACCAACTCAGTGGTTGAAAGAAGCACAGAGTATCTAAATCACCTAAGAGAACAGATCAAGGCATTGAGCAAACAAAGCCACTATGAGGCATACAAAGAAAACTTCCAGGCCTATGACAGTGAAGAAATTCCACAAGACGTTGTTGAAGATTTCAAACAAAAATTCACAGTCAGATCATTCAAAGAAGATATCGCAACTGTGTTTCCAGTCTTGTACAGACTGATGAAAGAAGGAAACACCATAGGCTATGACGACATAGTCGCTATG